ACGGCTGCAACTGAGCCCTACGATATAGCGGTGCCGAAGGCACCGTGGGCAGACATCGCTGATGATGCGACATACCCCTTCTGGGATGTAGATACCACTCTTGCCATGAAGGACGACATGGTTGATGCCGGTATGCCTGATGATGAAATCAACGACTTCTTTGAAAACATGTATATCAATGATTGGGACATTGACATGTACGAACAAGAAGTAGCCGAGTGGATGAAGGCTCAGGCGGGGGCCGACCCTGCGGGCTTCGATCCTCTTTATGCGATGGGTGCCAGAAGGCAGGCTCAAGAGGGTGAGACTATATTCATTGAACCTGCGGCGTTCTTTGAATGGTTTCAAGAAATATCTGCGATGCCCAAACGGACTGTGGGCAGCAATCAGTCGCCGGAGGATCTTCTACAACAGTTGGTTGGACGGCGCGCCGAACTGGTCGTGGACCAGCAACTCGCTACTCAGGCTTACGTTGAAACCGCAGGCCAAATACTTTCTGAGATGGAACTCAAGGCAGCGAGGGAAGCAATCGAACGTGGAACGCCTCCCGATTCGTGGGTTGCTGATCTAGCGGACACCGAAAGGTGGCTTGTCAGTAGAGGCATGGATGAGAAGCAGCGTCAAATTGACGAGGCTTTGGACTTGCTGGATCGTTTGGGTGCCCCGGTGGATACCCCGTTGGAGGATCTACCAGACGATTTGATTGAGTTGCGGTTGGCTGTAGGCGCTCTTATTGAGGGTGATAATGCCATGTTGAACCTTGCGTTGGACGAGTTCCAACGCGGCGCTGAGGGGTGGACTGATCTCATATCGAAGTTGCCTGAGCAGAAGTTGGGTGATCTTCATAAGGTGCCTAAAGCGGAGGAAATGGTTGAGGACATTTTCTTTTCCGGCATGAAGACGTTCGGTAAGTTGCAAGGCAATGAGACTCTTGTTGAGTCGATGCTTGCGACTGAGATGTTTGCTGCGCGTGGTGGGGCTGCGGGGTTCTTGAGTAAGTACGACAAGTTGCACAATCTTTTGCGTGCTTACATGATTGCTAAGCCCGGTTTCCACGGGCGTAACTTCTTGTCGGGCGCGTTTATGAATCATCTCGCTGGCATGGATTGGTCTAGTTACCGCAAGTTTATGCGCGCGTATTGGAAGTATCAGGAGGAAGAGGCGGCTGCTGCGGGGTTGGCGAAGAGGGCTGCTCGTATGCGTAAGGCTATGCGTGGCCGGTTTATCAACCCGGAGAATGTCAGCAAAGCGGATGTGGAGATTGTCAGGGAGTTGGCGCGGACAGGGAGTTTGGGTTCTGCTTCTGGTCAGGTTGCTTCTGAGTTCGTGGAGTCATCAGGTCGCGGGATACTGGCTAGTCGGCTTGCGCCGAACGCCAACGTCCGTATCGGTGGGAAGGAAGTCAACGTCGTTGACGCCATCAACCCGATGAATACACGTAACGCTCCGTTGCGTTTGTCTAAGAATTTCGGTATGGCGACTGAGACTTTCTTGCGTGGGTCGCTTGGCTTTGACACGTTGAAGAAGGGCGGTAACGCCAGCGAAGCGTTCGACAACATCATGAAGTTCCATTTCGATTACGACGATCTGTCGGACTTTGAACGCAACGTCGTGAAGCGGGTGGTTCCGTTCTATACGTGGACTCGTAAGAACATGCCTTTGATGATGGAACAGTTTGCGCGCCAACCGGAGGTGTTCAACCGGTATGTGAGTTTGAAGAAGGAAGTTGAACTCATGTCTGAGGACGACGAGGGGGGCATTGTTCCTCAGTGGATGCAGCGTCAGGGGGCTATTCGTTTGCCGTTCAAGTATGGGGGTGAGAACATGATGATCTTGCCTGACATGCCGTTCAAGGCTCCGCTTGAACTGCTTGATCCTGCGTTGGCTTTCGATAAAGACCTTGGGATTATGGAGCGTGTGGAGATTGCGTTGGGGACATTCGGCACACAGATAACGCCGATTATCAAAGCGCCTTACGAGTGGAAAGCGAAGCAGAATCTTTGGAAGGGTTACAGTTTCGATGGTCGCCCGGAGGCTGTGCCCGGTGCGTACACGATCATTCCGGGCATGATGGAGGGCTTGCGGATTCTTGGTATTGCTTCAAAGAATTACGAGGGTGACTGGGTGATGCCAGACCATGCGTTGCATGGCATGGCACAGTTGTTGCCGACGTTCACTGACGTTCGTAGGTTGTTTCCTGATGAAGAGAAGTATCAGCAGCGCGCTGTGAGTAATTGGATTTCTTGGTTCTCTGGTATCGGGTTGCGGACGAACACGAAGTGGGAACAGCAACAGGAGATACGATCTCGTGGCTACGACATGCGTGAAGAGCGCGCGCAGGAGCGGGCGTTGAGAAGGTCGCATCTGTAGCGAGGGACAAACTATCCTTAGGGCATGAGGTACATCACCCGCGACGAGTGGGGCGCTATAGACACAGGGAGGCGGCTGAAGGGCTTCCGGCGTCCCGTGCAGGGTATTGTCATCCATCACACCACGGGGCCGTCAGACAGGCCGTGGAAGCGTGTGAGGGGACACGACAGGTACCACGTGAGAACGAAGGGGTGGGATTCCATCGCCTACAACTGGCTGGTGTCCGGTGAAACGGGAGGAATCTTTGAGGGGCGCGGCTGGCATCGTGGTGCGGCTACGCGCGGATGGAACTCTAAAACTATTTCTCTTGCATACATCGGGGATTCAGACGAGAGGTTCACGGTTCACGGCAAGGAAACAATCCTTGCCGTCGTCGGGGCTATACGGGAAAAATATGGCAACCACCTCTGGGTCAAGTGCCACATGGATTTTTCCTCAACCTCATGCCCCGGCGTAAACCTAAGCGCATGGGTGGGGGAAGGGATGCCGATGCACGACAACCCGTCCACCAATGTCACTATCGACTGGAGTGGGATTCTGCGCTACATCATCGAAGGGGGACAGGAAGCCCTTCCTATTAGACGACGATCTAAAGGCAAGTGGGTGGCGCTTGCACAGGGACGCCTGAATGACCGGACAGGAGCCGGTCTGAAAGTGGACGGCATCTACGGGCGGCAATCCATAGCCGCGTGTAAGCGGTTCCAATCAAACTACGCAATCAAAGTCAATGGGATCATTGACGCACACACATGGAAGGTGTTGTGGACAGCATGAACAATCTAATCGAACGAGCAGCGTGGACATTCGCGCAGGCTTTCTTAGCCTTATACGTGGTCGGTGACTACGGCACCCTGAGGGTTGCCCTCATCGGTGGCGTTGCTGCGGCCCTGTCAGTTGTCAAGACTTACGCAAAGGAAAAGATTTCGTAATGAATGAGGAAGCCATGAACGCAGAGTTCGATAAATGGGCGGACGAATATGGGTACTTGGCGACCGAAATCTATGAAGAAATAAAGGGCACATCGCACCTGTTAGATATAGCCGACCTCAACCATGCGAAGTGGCATGAAAGCACATTAGGCATTCTGGTGGTGCTTCCTTATGAACATGCGATGGCGTTCGCAGCGGAAAGTATGATGAATGACTTTGAAAACAGTCCGCTTCATAACCACGTATTCTCCACTATTAGCACGCTAATAATGGGTTCAGTGGACGCTATGCGTGAGATTGATTCATCAAATGATGACTGAATCTACGCCCAAATACTCTCTTACTAGCGGATGAATAAACAGATCGTGTCTTAGTTTCTCCAAGATCCGGTCGCGCTTGCGGGCGACCGTGGTCTTGGGCATCCCTAGCACGTACTCCACTTGGCGCAGACTCATGCGTTCAAACAGGAGAGCGTTTAGAAGCCACTGTTCCCACGGTTCAAGGGCTTCGATTACGTCAAGGACAACGGCCTGTAGATCCGCACGTTCCTGTTTGGAAACACGCGGTTCGGCGTGTGGACCGGCCCGTTGAAGCGCTTCAAGGGGTGTGTCTGGCGTGTTGGAACGGCTTCGATCTGAACCTGCTGGGAGGTCGCCGGGGAACTTGAATGGCCGAAGAGGATCATACGGAAACTCCTTCTTCGCCATCCGTACCAGCATACGCCATAGGAGGGTTCAAGAAATCCTCTGCGATTACTCTTGTACCTTCGGCGTCATAACCGGATGGTTCGCCTTTCTCCCACGCTTCGTCATGGTCGATCCATCCCAAGATTTCTACCGCCCGGAACTCTGGTACCACGGGGCGCACAACGAATAGAACTAAACCTTTGCCTAGTTGTTTGCGGCGCACCGCAGCGTTGGTGCTTGTGCGCACGCGCCTGACTTCAATGTTGTGGCCCACATCAGCCATGCCTTTGAACTCTTCGTGCCTGTTCTTCGGCCAGACGTGGCCGGACCAGAACTGGTTGGTTAGTTTGGCGACCGCTAGTTCTCCGACGCAAGCGGCGGCTTGCGCGGTGCGGTCGTCCTCCATGCGTTTCTTGTCGTAGTACGGGGCGTCCGCTTTACCCCAGTTTTCTATGTAGCGACGAGCGCCTACATGCAGCGCCCATTCGTACTCCCAAGGGTGCAGTTCTACGAGGATCATTCTTTGCTCGCTTTCAGTTGAACCACAAACCGGTCGTTCGGGATGATGCCCGCACGCTGGCACCCATCTAGGCATAGTTTGACGTAGTTGTCCAAATCTCCACGTAGCGGTGTCTGCCATTGCGTCAAGGAGCGGACAGTGACGTATGTTGCTTCCTTGCAAAACGTCATCTCCACCGCCACCGGTCCCTCAAAGACCGGCGGGTTATCATCAACCGCTTGAGCGTATGCCTTCTCCGCTTCGACGGTTTCCTTCGGAGTGTAAACGCGACCTTTCCGCGACATTCGGGGACGACCCTTGGGCTGTGGTCTGCCGGGTACGACGAATGAGAATTCATGCGGTGACTGTTGCCCGCTGTTGGGCGTCGCTGACGAGTCGGTCGATTTGCCTGTCGCAGTCGTGTCGTCCTGTGAACTTCGGGCCATCATCCCACCATTGTCCTAAGCGCGAATCTAAGTCTTTAGTCCATGAGAGAACATCGGTGCGAGTGTAGCCCGACTCAAACATTGAACGGGCGAACCTGTTCAGGAAGCCGTGCCGTCCCTTACCTGCACCGTGTCCACGGTAGTACGGGACTGGTCCATTGTTGAACATCTCTGAGGACAACCCACGCAGACGGGAGCCGTCCACACGCATGAGAGGTTCCTTGCTGTAGTCCCTCTTCGGTGGCAGGTCAGGCACCACCGGCTTGGGTGGCTCATGCAAGGCTGCCGCACGTTCCAGCACCGCTGTAGGCGTCCTGTCTTGTTCAGCCAAGATGATGAAGTCGAACAGGTCTAAGCCCTCATCGTCGGTGTCTAGTATTACCTGCCTGTCTAGCAGGCCGGTCCCATGCGCACGCTTCCCGCCGTATGGCAGGCGCATGTAGTTGCCGGGTGGTCCGTTCAGGGAATCCTGCTTGGGATACACGGCATCGTACTTGGCTCCCGCCAAGTCCAAGGCAGCCTTCATAGCGCGACGCATCACTGATGCACGCACCCATTCCTCGTTGAAGATCCACAGGTGACAGCCCTTACTGCGGCTGAGTTCCACCCATGCCTTGATGTCCATTGCTCGCAGGATCATGCTTACATTGCGGGCGATGGTTAGGGAATCATCGCCTTCGTCAATGTCGATGGACCCCCATTTGCACATCCACAAGTCGGGGTTCATGTCTATGTAATAACGGTTATTGTCGATGTCCTCACGCCACGTATCAGGACCGTTCTTCTCAAAGTTGGGGTCGTAGACCATCGGGTAAATCCCGATCATCTCTTCACCTGTGAGGTGGCGTTCCAGCAGGTCGTCGTCTACTTCTGCCCAGCGGCAGCCGCCTGCGTCTGTCCCGTAGGCAAACGGAAAGCCTGTGAACAGGATGCGGAATTGGGGTGCAGGTAAGTCACTCATCTAAACTCATCTGTTCCCACGTGATACCCGGCTCTAGGAGCCTCCCGCTTGTGTGGATTGTGAGGTTGACTTCCGCTTTTTCGCCATCGCCTGACTTATTCTTCCACAATCCTACGCTTATTTCATCCTTGTAGTATTCACGGGTATCTTCTTCAAGGTTGGTGTCGTCCCACCTGCGCCACGTTTCCAAGAGAAAGTGGCTTTCACTGGTGGATGCGTAGCGGCCTGCCTCTATGCCACCGGCACGGCCACGGTTCCCTGAACCCCGGCCAGACTGGTGGAGTATCACGCCTACAACGTGCCAGTCTGATACCAACTGCTTGAACGATTCGATCTTGGCTTGCACGCTGGCTGCATCGCCAGCGCCACCACCCCGAATCAACTCCAAGTAGTCGTAGATGACCACCTCTGGGCGTTGACCATCCCAAAGTTCAACAGATGCTATGCGCATAGCCTTGTCAATGTCGTCAACGGTCATGCCCGTGGATTCAAAGTGAAGGTTTGTTTCGTCACGCATGACCTGCTCCACCCTTTCCCACGCTATTGGATCTTCTCGTATGAGCCTGCCGATCCAATCCTTCTGGTCAATCTCTAGGCGTATTGCCGCATACCGACCCCAGAACATCGTTTCGGTTTCATCCGGGCTGACCCAAAGGGTGCGGTGGTTGCGGTTGCGGGCCACCATGTTCAATCCCAGCAGGGTCTTACCCGTGTGGGAACGACCGATGATGGTTACTAGTTGCCCACCACGAGCGCCACCCAACGTGGCGTCATCGAACACCCGTATCCCGAACGACCATTCGTTTCCCGAACGAAGGTCGTGGCGCATACGACGCACCTGTTCCTTCTTCGGGGTGAAGAGCCGTTGCAGGTCAGCGGCAGAGATCCCCTCTATTTCTGTTGGAGGTTGTGAGGGAGGCACCGGAGCGGAGCGAGAATCCGACTCCGCTCCGGCGACAAGCGCTAAGGCTTCCTCCAACGACAGTTCCTCAGGCATCAGCCTTTGCCAGCCAGCCCTGAGGATCTACAGGATCGGGGCGTTCGCCCCAGTTGAACGGGCTGTTCTTCACTAGACCAGCGAAGTACCCGCTCTTGTTGGCAAGGGGATGGTTGCCTTCACCTTCGCCCAAGAAGGGAAGTCCATCGGTGTTCATCGACGTACCCTTCTTGACCTTGAAGTCACCCAGTCCGCACTTGCCTGTCTTAGTAATCGGGATGTCCTTGCCTTGCAGCGTTTCCGCCCAGTAGTCGGGAGGGAACGTGCGGTAGCCTGATTGGAACAGTTTGCGGATCGCTTGGTTGTCCAAGAACATGCTGTCCTTGGATGCGTAAGACACACCCGCTCCCTTTTCGGTGAGCCAAATCTTGTGGATCAGAGCGTACTGCTCGTCATCTATATACTTGGACTCAGGCTTGTCCGAACCGACCTCAGTCGCTCCGGGGAATGCTGCTACTACCGCAGCGGTCATCTCAGGAACCGCACTAGCCGTTGCCTGAGGTGCATACGCTGGGCCTTCGGGCGCTATCGCAATGACAGCCCCACCTTCCAGATTCACGAGAGAATCTTTCAGGTTGGGAAGTTCCTTTGCTAACGCCCGTGCATTTTCTATTGCCATCGTGACGGCCACGCCGTCGGGTTCGTTGCCAATCTCAGCGACAGCGAGTTCAACCGCTGCTTTGAGGATGACCTGTGCTTCTATACTTGCCCGCTCTAGCGGACTCATCGGCTTGAAAGCCATAACTATGCGCCTCCTTGCGTTGCGCCTTTGCACCGTGCGAAATTTTCGCACCACTTTTCGGAACACCACCAACCGTTATCACCCAACGGGTACGGACCCGTCTGGGTTTCCAA